CTGCTCATTGACCTCTGCCTCTGCCAGTATCTGACCTGGCTTTTCTACCACACCTGCATTGATTGGCATCTGACAGCGCTGCATAAGTGACACAGCCTTCTGACCATCGTATGCCCGCGCCGCGCTCAAGGTACACAAACCGCTGCGATGCGCAATCGCTGCCAACCTCAACCCCATCAGCCACCTGGCCAGCCACAATCTCAGCGCTTGCCTGCTCTCGTTCCACTATCTGCACCAGCACCTTGCCTGGCGCTGCATGCCAAGCGCCACCCTTTGGCAGCTTGTACGCTGCCAAGTCTCTGCTTGTGTCAACTGCCCTGCCACACTTGCATGGCTCAGACACCTTGACCAGCTGCACGCGCATGCCCTGCCACTTGTACTGCTCGCCCAAGTCACAAATGGTGACCACCTTGCTGCCCACAGGTATATGATGCACGCCAGACGCCACAACCACACCGATTGGCTGGTGCACCTCTCTGCCAAGCAGCAACCCAGTCTCTGGGTCAACCATGTGTTTGCCATCCTCAGTGGTGTCCTGGCTCAGCATGCTGACCAGCAATGTGCCTGTCCTCGCTCTCAGCTTTCTCATCTGCTCTGCTCCATTTTGTGCCTGATGCCAAGTATACACATGGCAGCTGCCATCACATGTGCCAGATGGGCTGACCCATCCTCTGCTGCCCACTCACCGCGTTGATATGCGTTCAGGCTGCTGCACAGCTTTGACTCATATGTTGCCAGAGTCGCGCCAGGGCGCAGATGTGCACGCTCACCGTTGACCCTGGCGTCATCTGCCACAGCCACAGCCAGCGCGCGCATTGCCCATGGGTCAAACAGGTCAAAGCGTGGCTCACCAGCAGATGCACGCTGCTTGGCTTTCTTCTTCTCTGCTGCCATCTGTCTCCTCTCTGCCTGGGCCTCATCAGCCAGCTTGCCAAGTGGGTGTGGACTATCAAGCTCAGCATAACCCTGTGCTGCTGCTATCTGGCATAGCATGCCATGGTCATCACACAGTGCCAGGTTGTACCACCTTCTGCGCTTTCTCGCCATCCTGCCCAATGTCTGCCAGGCCACTCGGTAAATGTATGGCTTTGGACCGTGACCTGCTTTTGGCTTGTAAGGACACTTGCCACGGTTTCTGACCTCAATGGCCATGGCCACCTGGTTGACCAGGTCATCAGCCTCAATGCTGGCCTGTGCAGCTGCCTTGCCAAAGTATTTGAGGCAGATGGCTCTGATAAGCCCATAACTAGCCTGCACGTCAATGCCACGCCTCTCAACCATTCTGCAGCACCTCAGCAATCTGCTTGGCTTGGTCTGTCCTCAGTTCTGCACGTAATTGCAGCGCATCGTTGTGCAGCGACTCCACATCCAGCAGCAGCTGCCCATCATGCTTGCGTATGACAATGTGTATGCTGTTGTCCGTATACAACCTCAGCAATGGCGCTGGTGCATCAGTACGAATCAACGCCAACCCCCAACCACCACAAAGGCCAGAGCGCTGTGGCTGCTGTCAGGTACAGCCAAGGCATGCCTGTGGTTCTGTTGCTGCTGTATATCATGGCGCATGTGATGAGCGCCCCTGCTGTGTATATCTCAATCATCTCACCACCGTTGTGTTGCTTGTGATGGTCTCAGCCTCTATGGCTGCGCCTGCCAGCGCCCTGTCAGACTTGCTCAGGTGCTTGGTCATCTTGGCTGCTGACTTGCTGTCAATGCTGAGCGCTGACAGTGGCAGGTCAACCCCATACTTGGCCAGCACCTTTGCTGCCCTGTCTGCTGGCAGCCTGCGTGAGCGCCTCACGCTGGGCCGCTTCTGGCCCTCGCCATGCAGTGCCTGTGTGCGTTGCATGCCTTGCAGCTCTTTGAGTCGCTGCTTGGTGGCCATGATAGTGTCAGCCAGTGCCTGCTCATCGTCTGCCAGTTGCAGCACATGCGTGGGCTGTTGTATCGCGTCAGTGTATGCGTTGCAGCTGTGGCAGTAGTCACACCAAGCGCAAAAGGTGTTGAGCCTTGCAGGGTACTGCTGAGCGCTCTGCAGCTGCGCTGCCAACGTCTGCACCCACTGCAAGCACTTCTCAGCAAGCTCATCTGTCATGTCGCACACAACCAGCTGATTGTGGCGCAACAGGTCAAAGCCTACCTGTACGCGCTCAATGCCCTTGTACATCTGCTTTGCAGCCATGCCGTACAACGCCAGCTGCATTGAGTCGTCAGGCACCATCCAGGCCTTGCTGCTCTTGTAGTCAATGACCCTGATGGTGTGCTCATCAATGAGGTCAATGCGGTCTATGATGCCTGTGACAGTCACACCAGCCAGTTGCATCGTAAATTTGCGCTCAGTGTCCAACACCTGACCGTGAGTAAACACGCCCATCCTGGCAGCCCATTGAGACAGCAAGCGCTTGCCCTCCTCATACAGTGTGCGGTCAGTGCAGTCAGACGCGCGCCAAGCCTTCTCATACTCATCAAGCACCAGGCTCTCATCAATCTCACCTGTGTGGTTGGCCTTGACGAGTGCGTCAACAGTATCCTCAAGCGCTGTGTGGAGCGTGCTGCCAAACGTCAGGCTGTCAGGCCTGTTGGCTGCAGCTCGCTCAATGTATCTCAGGCTGTACTGCTTTGGGCAGCGCTCAAATGTATCCAGACGGGTGAATGATAGTCGTTTGCTCATGGTTTTTGCCTCTCTGTGACGATGGCGCGCATATGTGTGCAGATAGAATTGCCCATCTTCACGCTGTAAGCGCCTGTTATTATATGGCCTTTTTGCCTGTGTTGTAGATGTTGTCACATAGATCCAAATCTAATGCGCGCACGTGCGCGCGTGTGCGCGCATGCGCGCGTGCGTAAGATTCGGATCTATGTAACGTCATCTACACACTTTGTGATTTCCTGTTGCACCTCAAGCACTTACAGCGTGAAGATGCGTTGTAGATGTTGTCACATGACGTTACATAGGTCACTGTGACTGTACCTGCTCAACTAGCCACTCAGTGCCCTTGCGCCCTCTGCCAGCCTTCTTGAGCCTCAAACCGCCCACAATGCGCCCCTCCCAGCTTCTGAAGATATAGCCCAGCGCTCTGGTGCTCAGCTTAGCTGTAAAGTGTTCCAAGCTCTCACGCATAGCAAAGTCATGCTCACTGACACACGTGGTGACTGCTGCGTAAGCATCAGACGTGCTCACAGCGTGTGCATACCATTTGGAGCGCCATGACTGCATAAACACGCGCCAAGCCACCAGACGCTCATCGCCGCTGTCTCTGAGCCTGTTCTGCGTGCTGGCCACATCCAAGTCAGACACCCAGAGTATTGGCTCACGCACCCACGCTGACCAGTCATAGAAGGTGCCCAGTGTCGGCTGCCTTGATGGCCTGCCTGCTGCAAGATGTGCGCGCATCAGCGTGAGCACAGCGTGCACCAGTTGTGGCCTCATTGCAGCTGCATGGCGGAGTATGTCAGGATATTTGAAGCGCTCACGCTGGTCAGGCCTTTCCGTCTGTGGGTCCAAATAGCAGCAGATCACGCGCCTCAACATGTCCCCAGCAAGGCGCACATTGTTGCCTGTAGCCATGACCATCAGGGTGTTGGGCGCGCTAAACACCTGATTGCCACCCAGCAGACGCTGTGACCATCGCTCAGATGTGATAAGCGCATCCAATGTAGGACCACCAAGCGCCTGAGTGTGGCCTATGTTATCGAGTAGGAGAAACCGCTGACCAGCGCTCAGCAGGCCTGTCACCTGCTTGGCAAGCTCTTCGTTGGTGGCGTTGGTGGCTGTGGGCTGACTGCTTGAGCCTGTGGCGATGCACATAGCCAGCTTTGCAAGCAATGACTTGCCACTGCCTGGCGTGTTGCCATCGTACAGGTACAATGGCGCTGTGCGCATGCTCTGACGCAATACTGCAGTCATTATGCCTGACACCGCTGCAGCGAGCTCCAACTCTCCCGCAAATGGAAAGTCAGTCAGAATCTCACGCAGAAGGTTGTATGCAGCATGTGCATCATCCTTGGTGGGCGCTGTCTTGACTGGTGGGAAGCGCACACCCTGTGGGTCATACAGTGTGCGTGTGCTCGCATCATACCCAGGCTCATCTCTGACCTCACCAGATGGTGTGACCACTGGGCTGTCTGCGAGTCCCTCAAGGTATCGAATAGGACCGAACTGCTGCAGCTCGTGCAGCATGACCACCACATCCTGTGGCACGTTGCAGCGCTTCTGCTCAACAGTGTCACCATTACTGACGAGCTTATACCACTGGATGACCTGACCCAGCCTGTGGCGTAGCCTGCCGCGCTTCACATCCACAATGGCCCTGCCTGTGGGTGTATCGTGCACTGTGCAAAGCAGGCCATGCCTCTGGTACAGGTCGTCAGCATGGTCAGCCAAAAACTGCACAGCCCTGTCAACCACTTCAGCATGGTTGTCACCTCTCATGACAATGCGCGGCGCCTGTCGGTATGGGTTGGCCTGACCGCTGTCCAGCGCGCTGCCAATAGTGCTGCGTATCTGTGCGTTGCCATCAGTCCAGCCCTTGTCACGTTGCTGCATCGCTGCAGCCCAGAGTGCCTGCTCTGCGTCCTGTCTGGCAATCTCACCACCGGCCACGTATCGGCCTATATGATACGCTGCCAGGTTGAGATGGTGGTTTCTGTTGGATGTACGCGCAGCAAATGACAAGCACTCAGCCTCAAGCTTTGCCCTGCCAAAATCGGTGGTGCTGTCTGTATATACAGGCTCTACATCCAAGTGGTCAGCGTTGCGCCTCCGCTTACGCTCGACCAGCTGAAGCAGCCAAGCTGGTGCATCACAGACCTCATCGGCGCTCTCAATCTCCCACTCATAATATCTGCCACAGCTGTGCACAGATGGTGGTGCCACAATAAACCCACCAGAGCCACGCACATCCAGGCCAGGGGCAATGCTGTCAGCGCTATTTTTGACCTTGGTGCCCTCTGGACAGCGAAAATAATAGTGTGAGCCACCACTGCCCGTGATCGCGTGCATGGTCGCTGGCAGCTCGCCATGTTGAGACTCTAGGTCTGACAGGCTCTCGTGCCCTGGCTTGTCATCTTTGACATCTACGTCAAGCACCCAGATACCTGAGCGCTCACCTGTGGCGATGCCAATATTGGCGTTGGGCCAGGCCTGCCACCAGGTACGGATCTGCTCTGGATTGGTGGTGGCCTTTTCTTGCCATTTGGCAATCTTTGGCCGCTTGCCATCCACAGGGTCAACTGGGAATACTCGCCAGCCCTGATGCTTGGCGTATGAAAGAGCGGCAGACAGGAGCCTTGTGGCCGCGTTTTGAGTGAATTGAGACACAAGGCACCTGCTGCGTTGTGGGGTTATCTGTAAGGCCTAAAAAGGAATGTCATCGTCATCAAAGCTGCCAGCTGATGGCGGTTTTGATGCGCTGAGCTCCGATTCCAAATCAAATGAATCGCGCTCAAATGCTACCTTGACCACATCCAAATCATCGCCAACCAGTGGCGCAATGGCCTCCACATCGTAGACAGTAGACTTGCCCTCACCGATGCGCTTGACCTTGAACACGTTGCCCTTGCCATCCTTGTTTACTGCACCCAGCAGGCTGACGAAGGTGCTTTTGCTCATCTCCCAAATCTGCATCTCACGTGACTCATATGACCACCAGTTGATGCCAAACTTCTGCGACGGGCGAAGGCCGCTGTGGGCTGGATTCTTTGGGTCATAATCCTCAGACTGTTGGCCAGTCCATACGGTCTCACGCACATTGACCTTGGCAGTACCAGGCACCCCCTTGCATGATTCACCTGGCCCAAGGCGCAGATACTTACCGCCGCTGCCACCACTTGTGTTGACCAATTTTGCAGCTTGTTCCCAATTCATAACTAATCATCCTCCTTGCTATCACGCCAGTCAGTGCCAGCTGCCCACATGGCAAACCGCACACACTTGGTCATGTCCTCTTGAAAATTGCCTTTCTTGCCTGCTCGCCAGGCATACTTGATGACGTTGCCTCTGCAGTATTGTTTGAAACCTTCCTCACCAAGCGTGGTGCGTATCGCATCAATGCACTCAATGGCGGTCTCAGTGTAGTGCTGCGGCTTGTCAGTGACTTCAGCTGCTGCACACAGCTTGCAATCATCGCCAATGTCATCATTGTCCCTTGGGTCAATCCAGATACCGCACAGAGCCTCAACGGTGTAAAGATACCTGCCATCGTGCAGGCTCATGCGCTGCTTCTGCTCTCTGCCTGTCAGCTTGTGTATTATTCGCATTTTAGATCCCACCACTCCTGCAATATGTCCAGCAGGTCATCCAGCTGCATGACTGCAAATGGCTGCTTCCTGTCCTCTTTAATAATGGCCATGGGATAGTGCCCCGCTGGGCAGTGCTCCACAGCTGTGTTGAGCGCTGTTCTGACTGGTGGCTTTTTGCCAACCTTGCACTCAATCGCAAACGGCCCAGCAGTCACATCAGGGCACTCTGCAGCGCCTCCGCGTGTTTGCAGTCCGCGCTTAGCATCGCAGCCCTTGAGCACTGCGTTGAACTCTCTGGCCACCTCACGCTCGAAGCGCGCGCCCTTGTCTCTTTGCATTTTGCCCACTAGAACAACCCCATTTGTGCATCATCAGCCTGCTCATACACCCACTCAGTGGGCATATCTGCATCACCAAGCGCATCTAACCTCTTGAGCATTTTTCGAGCCATGTCCCGCTGTGTGGCCACATCTGCCCTGTGGTGCAACTCAAGCCGATGCTCAAGCGCTGCAGCCCTGGCCTCACGGTACAGGTCATCACTCTTGCTTGTATCCTCTGGCCTGTTGGTCATCAGGCTCACCAGCCATGCAGCGTTGGTATACGCAAGCACCACACATGGCCTGGTCAGACTGTTGAGACCCTCTATCAGCGCGCGCCACAGCTGACGTGGCTGCGTGCTCTCTACGCTCCCGCCTGTCAACTCAAGGCGTTTGCCCTTGCTTGTGAGCGTTGCGCACCAAGCACATGGCCCACCAGCTTGGCCAACGCTCGCAATGGTCAGGATGACTGTGCTGCGCATGATTTGCCCTCATTCTGCCCATTGTGGGCAGGTTTTTTGTGCGACCGAAAAAACCCAACTCTGCCAAATACAAGCGCCCCACAGACGCTGCATGGCTCAGTTGGCACTACAGGTGCGCCACATGGGCACACCACCAGACGCTGCACAGGCTCACCAAGGCAGCGCTCAATCCAATCATCATGACTCATCGTATGCTCTCAACAATCTTGCCTCTGCATGGTTTTTGTCACTGCCCTCTGTGGCCACCTGCAGAGCGTCTCTGATTCGTTGCTTGGTTGGCTCCAAGTCATAGCAGTGGCGTAGTCTGATGTGTGCGCCCTGTGGGCAACCCCAGCAGGCTGTGCCCTTCTTGCGCATCGCGTGCACCTCGCCAAAAAGCTCAACACAGTGCCTAAGCGTCAGCGTCTGGCGCTTGCGCTTGCACTTGAAGATGTCAGAGCGATCCTCTGTGTCATAGTCGATGAATGACACACATGACCAGTCAACCACATCATCATCACAGTATGTGCCACGCAGTGGGCTGGCCTCATCCTCTCTGGCAGTCATCGTGCATGGCACACCACCGTTGATGGCAGACTTGTTGACGTACTTCTGCCCTGCCAGTGTGTACATGTACCCTCTGCCTGCTCTGTGCCTCCACACATCGCCAGCGTGCACCATCTGCGTGATTTTTTTGTATACCCAACTGACTTGCTTGCTCAGCAGGTCTGCCAAGTCTGCTGCTGACATTGCACCGCGCTCACGCAAAGCCTTGGTGATGTCATCACATATGTGCATGTCCAGCTTTCTGATGCCATGGCGCAAGCGCTGCCGCCTCACTGTGTGCACAGACACACCAAGGCGCTCAGCAAGCTCACTGTCAGGCATTAGGCCAAGCGGCTGCTTTGACCAGTCTGTGTGCGCTTTTGGCATCAGAGCACCGCGCACACTATTGCGTAAAAGTAGAAAAGAGCCATTGTGAGTATTGTTTTGGCTGCAGTGGTCAGGTGTTTCATGCGTTTGCGCCTCCTGTCACAGTGTTGGTATCATCAAGCACATCAGCAGGCACCATGAGAGTCTGCAGCTCAAGCGCTGCATACTCACTGTCATAGTGCAGTGACGCATACATGCCTGGCCGATGCGCGCGCAAATATGCGTTGTATGCGTTCATGATATCAGCGGCTGAGTTGATGACCTCGCACTCAATCCAGTGCCCAGCCAGGTCAGCGCCTGGGTCACTGATAACCTTGACCAGAAGGCCAGCCAGTGGGTGCACATCGCCAACGTATGCGTTGGTGTGTTTGTCAGTGATGAGGAATATGGCGCCTGGTGTGTAGTCTTGCATTAGTTGGCCCCCAACTCAGCGCGCGCTGCGTCCATGGCTGACTGCATGCTGCTGTGGAAACGCGGCACGCTGGGGCTGTATCTGCCGTCCACAATCTGCCATCTGTCCAAGTGCAAAACAAACCGACCCCTGTCCACGTCCTCTGGGTATGGCCGGTCAGATGGGTCGTCTATCTTCTCAGTGATAAAACCAGAATACACACCACCCACAAAAACACTGGTTTCACTTACTCTGCCAGACCATGGGTCATATAAAACGCGCGCATTTCCAAAGTCTACTGTAGTCGCTTGCTTGCTCATCTGCATGTTCTCCTGTCTTCAGGGTTGTGCCAATGGTATAATATGAGACATGACAAACTTGCAAGACAATCAGCAGACTTTTTTTGTGGCCTTGTCGCTTTTGGGTCAAAAACACACCACTGCAGACCTGTCCGCTATGCTAGGTGTGCAACCCTCTGTGCTGTCCAGATGGCGCACAGGTGCGCGCACACCTCGTGGCCCATCTCGCGCAGCTGTGCAGGTGCTGGCGCATCTGCAGCAGAATCATCCTGATGTGTATGAGGAGGTCAGGCAAGTCAGGCTGAGGTCAAGACCCCAAAAAGGACAATTTGACTGACACAAAAGGTCCACACCCGGAGCCAGGTGGGGTTGATTTGCTCCTACCACTTGACCTTTGCTGACCAGTAAGAGCCTGACATTTTGCCTTTTTTGATGCCTGCCGCGTGACGTTTCTTGAATGCTGCACGTCTGGCCTTGTCTGCCTTGCTTTCGTTCTTGCGTGGTGGTGAGCCTTTGACGCCCTGCTGGCCAAACCGTATCAGCTTGACCTTGTCACCCTCTTTGGCCAGCACAGCATGGCTCTTTGTTGGGTGGTTTGGTGTGCGCTTTGGCTTGTTATAGCCCTCAAATTTCTCACCTGCTCTCTCAACTGCCATGGCACACCTCTCAATATGGGTAGTTTGTCTCAGCGCGCAAGCGCTCCACATAATCACTACCACATAGCTCTGTGCCAAGCACTGTCGCCCTGCCTCCTGCCCTGATGCGCACAGGTGTTGGCTCCACCCATCCATCGCTGCAGCGCGTCAAGATGCCCATGCCCTGCTGCCAGTTATGGTGGGGCTTATTGCTTGGCACTCTGCCATCAGTGTGACAGGTGCACCCGAATGTGGCAGAGAATATGTCAACAGGCTGGCCATCTGCCCCGGGCTTTGTTGACCATGCCTGCTCCATCCTGTGGACGTGGCCATATATCTGACTTGTGCGCTCATTGAGGTACTTGCCAGCAGTCGCGCCAGCCTTCCCAACCTTGTCACCGTGGTGGAATCGTATGCCCCACCTGTGGAGCTCGCCTGCCTTGCTGCCGTATGGCCCCAGATACTGCACATCAATCGAGTCCAGGCCCATCATCCTCTGCATGCTCAACAACGGACTGCCATCAGGGTCATCTGCTGGTGGTAAGTCCGCAAGCTCAGGCACAGAATCAACCAAGGTGCGCCGGATGCGCCCCTCATGATTGCCCTCAGCCCAGCACAGCAAAGCGTGTGGCGCTGCAATCCTGAATTGCTCCAGAAGCCAGCGCCACTCCAGCATGGCAGGCCACATAGTGCGTTGTGTGCTTGCTGGCTTGCTGAATTTGCGTGTGCTTTCAGCGCAGTCCAACATGTCACCACAGAAGTATATAAAGGCCAGCTTATCACCAAGCAGCTTGGCAGCCTGCAGGCACACATCCAGAGCCTGCCTGTCATGGTATGGCGTCAACTGCTCTGACAGGCTCCGGCTGTAGCCAATCTGACTGTCTGGCACCACCAGAGCATGCTGCTGCGCTGGCAGTGTGGTGAATGGCTTGCGCGGTCGCACTTGCCAGGCAATCTGCTGCATGGCTTCAGCGGCTGGGTCAATGCGCTCAAAGCGTGTGCTTGTGAGTGTCTTGATTTTGCCGTGCTTGGCTTGCGCCTCCCACTCACTGAAACGGACAGCGCGCCACTCAGCTGGGTTGAGGTTGTGGCGCTGCAGCACCTCTGCTGGCGTGCCAATCTCATCAATGACGTGCATGGTGGGCTGCTTGCCACCACCATACTTGTGCATGAGCCTGTGCGCCTTCTGCTTGCTTATACCAAGGCGCTTGCCAATCTGTGCGAATGACAATCCACTGGCCTTGAGCGTTGCAACAGTCGCCCCAATTTCATGCTCAGTCAGTGACACCAGACTGCGCATCCAAGTCAATGAACTCTATGGTGTCAGCCTCAAGGCGTGTGGTGTACGCCTCCTCAATGGCCGCCTCAATCAAATCCTGCACAGCGTCAAGCGCTGACATGTAGATTGGCCCAGCGTCCTCAATCAATTGCGCAAGACGGTCTGTGGCCATGCCTGCAGCTGTCTTGATGAGTTGCTTGTCACTCATTCTGCTGGCTTCCAGCAGGCATCAAGGCACTCAGGTGCGCGTTTGACTGTGGCCTCAATGACCTTGTCAGAGCACTTGAACACCACCTTGGTGCGATTGTCTGCAAGCGTCTGCTTGGTGATTTTGATGCTGTCACACGTGGTGGCACATCCAGACAGGCAGAGCGCAGCCCATAGCAGGCCAATGTGTGCAATCTTCATTCTGAAAGCTCCTCTGTGAACACTGCAGGCTGCTCAACTGGCACATCAGCCTGTGTGCGTGGGCTGACCGCAATAGCTGACCCACCTGACGGTGGAGGCAGAAACAAGGCAATCAATGTGCTGATTATGGTGCTGACGTGCGTGGCAACTGCCTGGTCAATGGTCAGGTCATACACCTGAGCCAGCACATACGCCAGCACACCAGTCAAAGCAGTGGCCAACACTGTAGCCTGTGTCTTTGTCGCTTTCATCTCTCAAACTCTCCCAAGGAAAAAACCAGCCACAGCGCCAACCACTATGGTGACAGCTGCGCCCATCACGGAGCGTGTAAACCATTGCACAGCAGCCATCTGCTGCTCAAGTCGGTCCAGCCTGGTCATGATGCCTGGCTTGGTGCTGTCAGTTGGATCGCCACTGATAGACGTGCGCACGTCACGCAACTCCTGCCTCATGGCAGCAAGCTCTGACAGAATTGTATGTTCAAGCGTCTGATTCATTGGCTGCCCTCAGTGCCTTGCCATATCGCTTGAGGCTGCTGGCATGCCACCCAATAGCGGTCTTGACGCCACAGGCCTTGAGCGCACACAGCGTGGCCTTGATGTTGTCAGGCTCAGGCTGCCTGTACATGGCAAAGCTGCCAACCATCTCACGTGCACCCAGTTTGCGCTCACTCCTGGCCAGCAGCCTGGGCACAGAATCCTCAGTCAGGCCGCTTGTCTTGGTCAGGTATGTCTGCGGTATGGCATACGCTGCCCGTGACACAAATGGCTGCACAGTGTGCACTGGTGCATACCCAATGTGAGTGACGCCAAGTGGCTCGCGTATCATGGCAAAAAGGTGCTCAGCTGCCTCATCTGGGTTGCCACCATAGTCCACATAGCTGCTCTGAGTGATGGGCTCCTCTGCGTCAAGCACATGGCCAGACACGCCAACCGTCTCGGCAAACGTGTGCAGCCAGCAGGCAGCGCTGGTCAGCCCCTTGGGTGTTGGTACAGCCCAAAACAGGGTATGCACCTCAAGGCCTGCGTTGACTGCAGCCTTGGCAAACGCCTCAAGCTTTGACTCGTCATAGGTCTGCCAGTGCTTGCTGGTCTTGTACCAGCCATTTGTAACCTTGCCATTTTGACGGACGCGCCATCTGCTCAGGTCATTGACCACCAAGTCAACGCGCTCACACCCGGCCTGCTGGATAATACCAACCCAGCGCTCTGGGTCTCTGAGTTGAGCCTTGCCCGCCCACACTGACAACTTCATTGGCTATACCTCGTGAAAGTTTAAGTCAGTGCAACGCGCGGTCCAGAAGTCGCTTGCAAGATTTTGGTTGGTGCCAAGCGTAAAGTACACAGCACGCCCATCATGAAACCGAGACCAGGTGTTTGGGCTGCTTATCGTTGCACTGGTGGTGTCTGTCACGGGTGACACATACCCAGTGGGGCATGACCCAGATCCGAGCTCCGTATAAGTTGAGCCATCGTCCAGGCTGTAAAATGCCTTGAAACCACCCTCTGATGCATCCCATTCAATCCGCAACCTGAGACCAGCCTCAAGCTGGGCATCTGTCAGCGTAGTGCCGTCATCAATGACACGTGAACTGCTCCCAGCCCTGCAGTGATATTTTGAGATCGCATAGTCGGCGTCATTGTAGCTTTTTATGACGATGCCAAAAAACGTGTCATCAGTGTGCGTGCTGTTGCCTATTGCAAAATCCAAATAATAAAACTGCAGACTGCCACGCTTGGCAGTGATGTTGTCCAAGCCAATGCTCACATCAGTGGTGCCAAGGCCAATGTTGTATGCAAAGCCAATGGGTGTGGCTGCGTTGGTGCCATCACCGTCAGACTGCTTGACACTGCAATTCATCGTCAGGCCTGCAGCGGCTGCTGAGTAAGATGTGCACGTATATGCACCGCCAGCGCGCTGGTCTTTGTGTGGTGGCAGATACTCCACACCTTTTGGCGCGTTGCTCCAGTCGTCAATGCTGCGCACCTCGAAGCGCTCAAGCGTTGCAGTCTGGGCAGTAGTCAGTGACGCACCACCAGAGGCAGCGCCTACGGCTGGGTTGATACGTGAGAAGCTCACAGCACTGCACCTCGTGGGTCACTGTAGTACTGCTCACAGATGACGTTGATGGTGGCCCCGCTGATGGCGCTGATGCGCGCTCGCAACCGCAAGTGTGGGCCAGACACCTCACGCATCTCATTGCTGCCAGCTGTCATGCTCAGTGACTCCAGTTCATCCCATGTGCTGCCATCGTCAGAAGACTCAAGCACCACTGTGGCAGTGCCTCCAGCGCTGCGCACTCGGAACCTGTGCGCCAGGTGCTGCTCACCGCTGATGTCAGTGCCATTGCCTGTGGTGGTTGCGTCAGACTGTAATGCTGTTGATTTGATTGGGAAGGCCACGCGCTATCTCCTATCTGTGGTCAAGTCATCACTACCCATCTCAAGCTATGTGCTGGGTATGCCGTTACTGAGGTTTACACCTGCGCCACTGTTATAGACAGCAGTGACCTCATCTGCTGACAGCTCTTTGCTCCAAATGGCAATCTCATCCATGTTGCCAGCGTATGGCAGGATGCGTGAGTTGGTGGTTGCGCTGTTGATGAACCCACCAAAGCACAGGTCAGTTGCAGTGGTGATGTCTGTGCCAGCGCTCAAGGTGTCTGGACTGGCCAGCCCTATGGTAACAGATGAGCCATCAACATACATGGTGACGCCATCAAGGTCAGAGTTGCCATTGTATGTAACACAGATGTGGTGCCAGTCTGTGTCTGAGTCAGCAAATGCCAGAGCGCTTGCTTGGACCCTTAGCTGCTCCACACCTGACACCTGGCGATAAAGCAGGAAAGATGGCCGCCGCTGCTCAAAGTCATTGAACCAGACAGCATATCCCTCATATGGCGAATCCACACCAGACGATGCAGCTGACTTGGTCACAAGGCCTGCCACGTTGCCTGAGTAGTCAGTTGAGCGCTTGATCCAACATGAGATCGTAAATGGGTCATCCGTGCTGAAGTCAAGCACATCATCATCAGGCACAATCACCGCATCCAAGTCAGCCTGGTCAAAGCGTAGCGATGCGCCACCCAACACGCTGGTGCTGGTGTCCCAGTATGGCTGACCGGCTGTGCTGCTCGCCTTGGTGCCGTCCAGCCCATTGCCTGCGCTTGACATATCGCTGACCGTGCTGCCATCCCAGTCGTACATGCTCCAGTACCCGACTGGCACCGAGTCAGCATAATACGTGGCAACCCCTCCAGGCAGCGTAGTGTCAAATCGCCTGGGCAAGAAAAATGGCACCACCTCCCAGACGTACACATTGACTGGGCAGGTATAGGTGAGCGTGACCACATGCTCATGGTCCAGGTCATCCACATCCAGTGCGCGTGACTCGGTGTCAACTGTGACGCTGTCCATGGGCATGACCAGCTGATGCCAAGTTGCGTTGCCGTACTCTGGCGTAGCTGCGGTATCAATCTTGGTGTTGACCTCCACCTTGGCACTGTATGCGTCATCACTAGTGTCCACGGTGATGGTGCCTGAGCCATTGGCTTTTATGTACAGCGCGATGTGCTCACAGAATTGAGGCACGTGCAAAAGCGTGCTGTACTCAATTGAGAAGTAGGAGATCGAAGTCATGGCCCTGCCAATATCCACAGGCACAGACAGCCTCTGAGTGGCAAGGTAGCAAGCAAACTGGTCAAGCTCGCCAGCGTGTGCACCATCAGGCAGCTGCCCATTGAGTGGCTCCCATGTACCAGGCTTGTAGTAAATAGGTGCTTTTTTCATGCTTCCACCACCTCAAACCAGATACAAAGGCCATACAGATACACAGTCTGGCTGCCATTGCTCTGGAGCTCGACTGTGACATAGTCCTGAGTGACAGCAAAATCAGGGTCAGTGGTTGCGCTCAAAGCGCTTTGCCCAACGTCATCATACTTGACCAGGTTGCTGGTATATGGACTGGACCAGCCATTGACTGCATCTGCCGTGATTGCAGCTTGCCCATAGGCATCCATCGTGCTGGTGCGCATGCGCATTTTGCCAGTGCCTGAGCCTGTCTTGCGCAGGAAGGCAGACCACCTCAGTGATGTGGTGCCCTTGGGTATAAACACAGGAAAGCGCAACACCTCCTCAAAGTTGCTGCTTGTGGTGCTAAACGCTGCAGCACCTGCCCTGTGGTTGGCGTCCTCGCTCCAGCCAACGCATGCCCCTGGTCTGTTGCGGTATACGTGCATCATGTTTGCGTGTGCCCTGCGCCTGAGCCTCACTGAAAGTGGCGCATCTTGGCTGACCTCATCGTCATCAATCGGTACAAATGGCCAGCCATTGAGCGTGTTGACTGAGCCTGCAATGGCATTGGCTGCGCGTGGCACAATCATCACACTGTGCACATGTAGGTTGCCTGTCGCGCCATTGAGCGCCCACATTCTGATGGTGTCTGTGTCTTGCGTGTTATCAATGTCCAACACGCCAGAGACCTGCGTCCACTGACTGAGACTAGGTGCCACATAAATGTCAGTATATGTGCCTGGGTGTGGGTCACTTGCCAGGTCAAACCGTAAGGACGCGCCATCGGTGGTGCTTGTGTTCTCAACTAGTGCATACACAGCCCACTTGTCAAAAGGCTCACCTGGTGGCTCAACACACCAGAGCGCTGATACCTGCGCGCTGGCTGGGTTGAACCCTTGTGTGTATGGCCGGTCCTTGTCGCGGAATGTGGTGCGCACCACAGCGCCCCTGTGCGCTGAATACAGATAGTGAGTGTTAGCTGCCAGAATGGCCTCAGTGTCATCAATGGGCCTGGTTGTGCCTGTCTCTGCGTAGTCAATCGGAACAAATGCACTGGGTACTGTTCTGGCCATTAGTCCACCACCGTCAAGTTGAGTGACACCTTGTACAAGTCGCCTCTCTGTATGTTGTCAACGGGCTCAGGCACAAGCTCAAGCTGCTTGGGATTTGCCAGCCTGCATGTGTACTGGTCGTCATCTGTGGTGATGACAAACGGCTGGCCGTACTCAAGCAAGCCCTCAATAAAGTCACGCAGTGCCTGATAAAATGCATACCCTGTGCCCACATCATAACCAAACCAAAAGTCTGCACGCGCAGTGTAGTGAAGCTCACTGTCAGTGTTGTGGTGTGGGTTGTTTGTGCTGATGGCTCCAGAGCCTGTCATCATTCGCTGCTTGTCCCATGGCTCCACAGATGTCTGCAGGTTACGCATGTCATACGATGGGAACCAAGCCACAGCCAGTGGGTTGTCAAACCTGTACCCATCAGGCTCACCAGACAGGTCACCAATCTCACCCAAAAAGTCGCGCATTCTGCTCCCGTCACCTGCATGGCTCCAGGTCACGTCAAATGTACTGCCACCTGTGTCAACGTACACTGTGGCTGTGTGGCTGCTTGCGTTGATGTTATAGCCAACGCTCGCTCCGATTGAACTGATGGCAGCGCCCCATGCAGCAAGCGCCTCATCTGCTGTCATGTATGTGGTGTCAGCTGCCACAACCCAGTCAGCAGTGCTGGCCCCAATGGTCATGCGCACAGTGAAAGCCTCAGACGTATAGAATGACCCTTGCAGGTTGGTTGCCATGTCAGGTGTACCTCATGCCATCATCACCAGTTGACAGCTGGTGTGCACTGTCTGAGATGAAAGCAGCACCATCCCGCTGGCTTGTGATGGCGCTGGCATAGTCATCAAAATCCATGGCGGTCCAGCTGCCCACAGTCAAGCTGACAGCGCTGCTGAGCGTGACTGTGTTGCCACTGATAGCGTCAATGGTTCTGGCCTCTCTGGTGGAATAGTCACCCTCATTGTGTATGACCACCCTGTCACCAACTGAAAAGTAGTCAACGTCACTGCCACTCTCTGTGTACTCATTTGCAGCAAGCACAATGTCACTGCCAGACTTGCTGACCACCTTGGCTGATGGTGCGTATGGCATAAAGGCATCAGTCAATGCGCTGCTTTCAACCACCACAGTCAGGATGGCGCCAGGCTCATCACCGCTGTATATCTTCACGATATTCTCAACCACGCCATACCTTGTGACCAGACCTCTGCCACCATCTGGCGTGGGTATCTCTGGCACAGTCAACTCAATGGTGTCACCTATGTTTGCCCACCATGCGCGCCGGTCTGCAGTCAGCCTGAGCACCACCTTGCCTCTGCCGTGGCGCTGCGCAAGCTGGCTGGCCCAGTTCTTAGTCAGGTCAAGCGCCTGCCCTGGGCCTATGGTATAGCCTCTCAGGTTCCACTCAATGACGTTTCTGTGGCCATACTCAGCCTCAGCGTCAGTATTGATGACAGAGACCTTGACGCTGTCTTTGCTCTCTTCGTTTGCAAAGTCCCAGACAGGGTACACTGTCACGCCTGTCACGATGTTTGATGTGCCTCGCTGATATGTGGCAGGGTCTGACCAGTGCATCTGGGTGGTGTCTAAGCTCAACACGCTCTGGGATGCGATGGCTGGTTTTTGACGCCCCACGCCAATCGTGTACTGCCCCTGTGAGTCAACGCGCGGAAACATGAACCGCCCAACAGGGTTGAGCCAATCCCTACACAGCTTTGACAGTTGCTCAGGCTTGCTCAGGAAGTAGCTGACAGTTTGCTCAGTGGGCGTCATGTCGCTGGATGCCTCAAGAAATGAGGCAGAGTCAAAGTGACCAGGTGCCTGTGGCGTTCCTACGCCCACACCAAAGAGGTCATAACCACCATGATTGCCATCGCCAGTGCTCTGGGCCAGATTGAGAATCGTGAGAAGGAATGAGTCATTGAGCACACCCACGCCAAAGCGCACGTCAGCGCCGCCCTCGCTGCCCTGGTCATCCTGAAAGCTTGTTTTGTGCACCTTGGCTGTGGTGCCCATCAGGCCGCGCTGCACACCATTTATCTGGTACAGGCCAGACGCCACATCAGTTGCAATGCTGCTGATGGATTGATAGCTGACGATCTCTGCCTCTTCGCCATCACCAATCACCGCAAAACCTGGCTCAATCGGAGCCATGGCTGTCATTAGGTCAGCGTCATTGACATATGTGAAAGGTATGGATGTGGCTGTTGCTGATACGTATGACGCTGACGCATCCTGTGCAGCCACTGAGGCAAAGATGAGGAATGACCCATTCGTAACGCTGGTGCTTGTGCCCTTGAAGCCCAGCATGCTGCAAACGCTGTCCTGCCCATCGTGGTTGATTTCAATGCTGTAGTTGGTGGACGTGTGCAGGCCACTATACTCATACCCACCGCCAGAGAATATCCGATCAAGTCGTATCTCCAGGTTGCTGACTGTGGCCTGTATCACTTGATTGACGTTCAAAAAGAACGCGCCAAAAAGCTGCTCCTCTGTGAGCACCTCTGTCACTGGTGGCACATCTGGTGTGCCCGTCCCTGTCAGTATATCAATGGCGTTAGGCCCAGACGCATTAAGCACCACAGCGCCAGCTGTATCACGCACAATGACGTGAAACTTGCGACTACTGCCACCAACCAGGAAAAACTTGCCCTGCTGGATCTCTGTATCGCTGGAGCCTGCAGCCCATTTGGCAAGTGGCTCAAGACTCAGGTTGCCCTGTTTGAGCTCCGCTCCAACCGTGGTGCGCAGCAGGCTGTCAATGGCCTCAATCTCAAACTCAATGCTTGACCAATCTGAGCCAGCCCTTGGCAACTCTCGAATGAACCCCCTGAAGCACTCAAAGCTGGCATCACCGTCAAAGGCATCGTCAACCGCATAGCCATCAGCGGTCACCCAGTGGGCATGCACCTGCACATATCTGCCAATAAAGTTGCGCGCATGGTCTGCCACCACTCGTGGCGCTGACGGCAGGTTGCTGTTGTGGCGATAGACTGTGTCACCATAGCCAACAGGGTCATACAATGTGCGCGATGTCACATTGAATGTGGTGGCTGTCTTGCTGGTGTAGGTCATCGTCTCTCTGCCCAGGTACAGCGTGCCGCTGGATGCAAAGTCTGCAGTGCTGTCCACTGTCATGGTCCATGGGCCAGAGCCTGTCTCATATGGGAAGTCATCAGCCAGGTTGGCAAGCGCGCCGGTCTGCTTGTCCCAGGCAAAGATGCCACCATTTGTGTATGCCCTGTCTTCAATCAGACGGATGAGCATGCTGGCTGGGCTGGCACCTCCTGAGATGCGTGACAGATTGCATCCAATGTCTTGAACGTCTGACGCATCAAAGCTGTTAGATACCAACGCATAACTGCCACTGAGCCATGGCGTGCCGTCCTGTGCAATCGGCACCTCACCACTCAACCAGATATATGGCAGCCCTTGGATCTTCACATAAAACCGCAAGCTCATGTCAGGGCTGCTGACGTGCTCTTTGTATCCCATCAGATGGCCACCATATGCACATCAAAGCTGAATGTGTGCTGCAGGTTGTTTGGATTCTCAAACGCCTCATCATACGATGTGCGCCTTGGGTCAATACACACCTCAAGCTTGCCATGCCAGTTGCTGTATGACCAAGCAGTGAGCGTGGCGCTGCGGTACCATGTAGCTGGTGTGCCACGCAGCAGATGCCCCATCACTGAGCGCACCTGCGCAATGTTGTCAATGGTCTCAAAGATACGAACAGACCACAGGTCACGTCTGCTGACCTTGCTGATGTGCACTTTGTGCTGCTGGTTGATGCCCTTGAGCGCCCACAGCCAGCCATGTGCATCCTCAACCCATGGCAGCGATTCAATGAGCACACCAGGCTGCAGGCTGCCTGTATACAGGCTTGAGCCTGACAGGTTGCCAGAGAAGCCAAGCCAGTTGCGCAGCGATACCGCATCCCATGTGAGGTCAAAGCTGGCGCTTGTGCTGTCAATCGAGATGGTGCCATCACTGTTGGCATTGGCCTCAAATGATGCGCTTGCACTCCACTGGTCGTCAATCGCGGTCTGCACAGCAGACGCCAACGCCTTGCTGCTCATGTACAGGCCAGGGCTGACTGTGCAGGTCAGTGCACCAGCGCCATTGTAGTCGACGTCAAAGGTGTCATTGACGCCAGCAATGACCCTATACGCAATGTCAATTCTCTGTGCCATCTAGCGCCTGTTACCCATTGACTCTTGCACCAGCGCCCCCAGGTCATTGGCTGTCTTCTTACGGTTAGCACCTGCCACGATTGCGCCAGACATATTGACCACAACCTGCGCTGGCTGTATCTGCTGGCCAGGTTGCTGCTGTCCTAGTTGCGGTATGTCGCGCATGCCTGTTCTGGCAGCTGCTGCAGCACCTGCGCCACCACCTGCGCCACCACCCTTTTTACCTCCAGCACCGCCCGCAATAGCAGTGAACATGGCAGCGTTTGCCAGGTGCATTGTACCAGCAACAGCATAATTTGCTGCAGCTGGGTTGGCTGCAAACTTGGCAAACATGACGCCAGCCTGGGCTGTCTCCATCACCGCCATGATGGCTGCGCGCTCGCGCTCACCTTCCACAAATCCAAGCGCTGCCTGCCCTGCGCCACTGACAATGGCACCAGTCAAGTCAGCATAGGTGCCTGTGGTTTTCTTGTTAGTGTCGGCAAACTTCATGCTTGCCTTGGTGATGTTGTTGACCTGCTGAGTCATGTTGGTAAATCCAGGGCTCAGGCCCAGACTAGCAACAGCCTTGTCCATTGCCCTGGCTGCGTCGGTGATGCCAACCATTGCATCAGCCAGCTTGGCCATGCGCATCTCACTGGCATCCATCCACTGGAATGGGTCATCCTCGCCAAAGCCGTCATCACCGTCAAAGCGCATGCTGTCATCAATCTGCATGAGCATGGCGCGCTCACGCTGCTGACGCTCCAGCAGCCTCTTCTCAGCCTCCAGATGTAGCCTCAGCTGAGCCTGCATCCGCTCCTGGCCAGCCTTCTGGTTGTCAGCGTTTAGCTTGAGGTAGTTTTTTATGGCCGCAACATATTTCTCATCACTCAAAAGACGCTCACGCTTTATCGCGTCATCCTGCTTGCCAGCCTTTGCCATTTGGGCAAGCAGCGCATCATCACTAAGCTTGCGATTTGTGAGCGCTTTTTTGTTTATGTTGAACACTTTGCGCAGGTCGCGCTGCGCCTGGTCTTCATACTTTTTGCGCGCGCCACCCTTTCTCTTTGGTTTCTTTTTGTCCTTGTCACCCTTCTTGATGCCAAACAGTGCGAGCAGTGCAGCCTCATCACCCTCAAGCGCCTTGGCAAAATTTGGGTCAGTGATAAATGTGCTCAGAGAAGATCGCGCCTCTGCAGCAAACTGCGCCACCACCCCAGTGGCCTGGCTGATTGCCCTTGGCACCTGAGCACCAAAAACAGACGCCATCATTTGTGCGCCTGTTGTAAACTCTTTTTGCGCTACATCGGCCAGGCCGTACTGGTCAGCCAGCTTGATGAGCGCTTGGTCAAATGCGTTGAGATTTCTCTCAGAGTCATACGCAGCCTCATTGACTGTGACAATCTTCTCGCCCCACATCGTGTATGTGGTCTCAAGCTCACTGACTGCCTCTGCCTGCTCGCGTGCCTCTCTGGTCAGGTCTTGGAATATCAGCCTACGCACGTCCTCACTGCTTTTGGCCAGCTTGCCGAGCTCCTGCTTGAGTCCGCTCACTTTCTTGGCAGTCAGGTCAACCTCAACGCCAACCTCATCAGTGCCCTTTGCAGTCAGGGTCATGACCTCTCTGTGGCCATTGGCAAACTTCTGCAGCTCTTTGTTGAGCGCAGCGTACTGGTCCATCACTGCTTGGCCTGTCTTGGTGACGCCAAGAGCATCCATCACATCTTGCGCCAGGAATGCACCAGCCTTGCTCAACTCGTCCTTTAGCTGCTCAACCCTGCGCTGTGCCTTGCTCAACTCTTTGGAGAAGTCGTCAACCTTGATATCCTTGAACTTGGCCCCAACCTTGCCAAGCACTACATTCAGCGCTGCGCTGCTCTGAGTCGTTTTATCTATCTTATCTTTGGCGATGAAATTCTTGCGCGCATAGTTCTCAGTCTCAACACCAAGGTCAAACACAATGCCCAGCTGCTCTGTGTAGCTGTCTGATGCGCCAATAATGGTGTCAACAAAGAGCCCCTCAAACACCTCAGCAAATTCCTTGCCTGTGCCTGCTGCTGCCTTTGTGGCCACCTGCAGTATCTGCTCAAATTGAGCCATCGTGATGCCTGCATTTTTTGCCTGCAGCGCAAACTTCTTAATCTCAATGTCTGACATCTGGAAAGCAGACGCAGCTGCAAGCTTTTCAACACTCACATTCAGCTGGTCAACAAAGCGCTTTTCAACCTGCCTGGCGCGCGCTGTCTCTTTGACTGCCTCCTGCACAGCCTGCGCGCCTGCGCTCAGCTTGCCGAAAAGCTCAATCCCAGCATTGAGGCCAACTGTTACCTCAGACCAATTGTCACGTATTTTGTTGACAGATGTGGCCAGCATGTTGCTGGCTTTCTGGCCTTTCTTCATTCTGCGCTCAAGCTTGAGCGCCTCAGTGGCTGCAGAGTCAAGCAGCTTGGTGACACCATCCTTGCCAATCAACTCAACCAAAAGCTGTACTTTATTCTGTGCCATGGTGGTGCGCCTCCGCTCTCAGGTCAATCACTACCCTTGCATTGCTTTTGCGTTGGCGCTGTCAATCTCGCCATCCAGATACCGCACAGCGTCAACCACTGCAGCAGTGTGTGAGTCAGGCCAGCCTGTGACGTTCCCATACTTATAATCACGATATGTGCCCACCACATAACTCACAAATGGGTCAGGCTCTGCCAGCATCTTGCGTGGGCAATAGGGTATCTCCCAATCGCCAAACCTGCCTGGATAACGCTCATGCAGTGGGCCTGCTTTTGGCGTTTTGCCATCACAGCCCCACAGCTGTGCATTGCACTTGCTTGGACACGTCAGCCACTCAAGGCGTTTGCCATCTTTTCTGCCTGCCTCATTCCAGTTGCCCTGGTGCGCAATCAGCCACAACCTGCGCAGGCTGGTCACTTTGGGTGGGACAACCTGTAGACTGCGTTGGCCAGCCACACCTGTGTCTCTGGTGGTATCGCGTCAATGGCCTGCTCAGGCCAATGCGATTGACCAAGGAAGCGCTCAGACTTGCTGAAAGTCCAATCATCGTGGGCCACTGATTGCAGCCCGAATTGCAGATAAGACTTCTGGAGCTCAAGAATCCAACTAGTCTGCGCGCGCTCGCTTATGGCCTCGCCTTCTGGGTAGTCAGGAGCCTTGCCAGACGCTGCACGTCGCTCGCTCTGTGTCAGCGCCCGAATCTCAAACCAGGTGACGCCCTCCACACCCTGTGGGCATGTCAGGTCATCACCAGACTTGTACTCATCTGGCATATCTTGGTTGGGTTCGTAGGGAGAGAAAACGCGCAGCACTTCGCTGGTGGTCAGTGATAGGGCAATCATGCCCTGCAGACTACACCCAGCAGATGCGCATGTCACTATCAACAGGCTCGGTGTCAGGGTCTGGCGTGCCAGCCACAACGTCACCTGTGTACACGCATGGGTAGAACTCTACCGTATTATAGATCGCGCTGTTCTCATCCTCAGCATTAGGCCGATTCATGACGCGCGCTACCGGTATTGCAAGCCCCCACATGCGCCCTGGTTGCGTGCCAATCTGGATCTGCAGTGGCTCACCGTTTTGGCTCTCCCAGTCAGTTGGCTCATCCGCAAATACCCGAGGCACCTTGACTGTGACCATTGGGTCACGCTTGGCTGTGAAATAGTCCTCAATTCCACCGCTGCTGTACCCACCAGCAATGGGGTTGACCGTCAGGCCAAGTGTCACCTCAACTGATGCAGTGGTCAGGTCTTTGACGCTTGACCCAGAACCCCAGCGCACGAGCCACTGTGTGACGGCCTCTGGGCCAGGCACTGAAGTGCCTGCATTATTGTTCATGTCCTGCTGTGTCAGGGTTCCGCCTGTCGCCTCAGTCCAGCTGCCAACACCCCACTCAATGGTCATGGTGGGCAGCTCGCCTGCAGCAATAGAGAACGTCACCTGCGTTGGGCAGCATCCCACCATGGTGCAGACCGTGCCATCATCGCGAGTAAACTTGACGCTGTAAGACTGTGGCGCGCTGGCAACGTCTTTGTATGGGTCTCCAGTGGTTTTGAATATATTGTAACCACCCCACACCTTGGTGCCCTGTGGGTCATATGCTGGAGTCTGCAGCAGCGTGCCCTCATCTGGGCTGGTGGTAAGGTCAAGCGCTGTGACATATCCGATCTCATATGGCGTCAGCGTGTCGCCTGTGGCCCAGGCTATAGCCTCGCCTACATTCCAGTTGCTCAGGCCATCACCAGCATCTGCAACTGTAATGGTGTCTGTGCTAGGTGTGCCAGATGCGCCAACGGTGTCAGTGCCATTGTATGACCCAGCCACGAGGCCACCAAGCCCACGCGCCATGATGCTCATGAGCACATCCCAGCCCTCTGCATTAGACGTGGGCTGAGTGAACCCAGGTGCGCCAGTTGGTACGCTGCCTGAGAATCCGTGCAAGTAATGCGTTGTGGTGATGGCACCTGTCTTCACGCCCACAATACGTGCAGCCTCTGTGTCAGCCTGGCGCAATGCGTCATTCCGTAGGCTGGCAGCAGTCAGGCCTCCAAGGTCTGCAGTCAGGCATTGGACAAACTCATAATTGCTGGTCTCGTCGCCAAATTCCGACTCACCACCAATCTCAAGCTGTCCGATGGTTGATAGGTTGATTGTGGGCATCTTGTCTGTCTCCTACTAGAAAGTCGGTCTGTACTGGTGCTCAATGGTGATGGTCAACACAGCTGTGCCACCTGCAACACTGTCCATGTCCACACTACTACCCAGAATCCGCCGCCGCTGGAGCGTGGCGTTATCTCGGTCAAATAAACTGGTCAAGCGCAAGCGATGTGCAAGCAGGTCCAGATCCTCACGCATCACAATGTACAGCTCAGATGGGTCATCATTCTGCGCATATGCAATGGCCAGAGTCACACTCTCTGTGACCTCTCCTGGCTCTGTGCTTTGCCTCATGGCGCCGCTGAGTTGGTATGACCCAGACGGGATGACCACAAATCTGCGTGTTCTGTTGGCTTGGTCGCCAATGCCCTCAATGTCAACGCTCCTGCCTTGATGCTTGAATGCTTTGTTGCGCGCATACATGGTGGTTGGGTCACTGCTTTCAACCACATCAATCAGGTTGGTGATGGCTGCGCGGTATCCCATCAGGCCAGAACCACCCGCCGTGCGCCAATCTTCTTGGCTCGCTCATCATCTGTCACTGTGCCTGAATCATTTGCGTCATATGACTTGGCTGTATTGAGCGCCCTGGTGAGCGCTGTGATGTATTGCTCTTGGCGCTCATCAAGCCACTCCTGTGGTGTGTCTTGGAACGTGTCAGGTATGTTGACGCCATCCTCTGCCCATTGCAGGCAGACACGGAGCGCCACCACTCGCCTGAAGCTGTCAAAGCTGCGGAACAGGTCAGGCCTATACCCACGGTCAATGATATCCTCACGCACACGCTCTGTGGCGTTGGCAATCTCATCAGCAAACTGCAGGCCATCTGCGTCAGTTCGCTCCAGCCAGCTGCCTGCCAAGTTGGGCACCAGCTGCCGGAATTGATAAGGCGCCAGAATGGTCTCAGGCCACGGGCTGCGCACCACATCATATGTGATGTTTGCATAGTACGTCTCACCATCAATGACGTACTCAAGGCGCACCTCATACCCTTCATCAAGTGGGGTTGCAGCGCCTGCTGAAATGCTGAGCTCCAGCCTGTTGCCCTCGAATTTGTCACCTGCCATAAAGTGTCTGGTGAGTGGCTCAAAGAGCGTGACTGTGGTGCCGTCGATACTCGCAACACGCACCCAGTGCACAGGCCCGTCAGCGCTTGTGATGGTGTAGTAACGCCCAGCCTCCACATCAGCTGCAGAAGCCAGACGCACTGTGTACTGACCAACTGCCTCATCATGTGCAAGCGTTGTGTCAACGCCATCAATGATGACAGTTGGCGCAGGTGTGATGTGGACAGCGCCACCAGGGTCATACACAGCAGCAGTGGCAGACGTTGGGTTGCCTGCCTGTGCTGGGTCAAACGTGATGACGCCGCCTACATCATATCGGACCTGCTGGATCACTAGCTGCTAGTGGCTCCAAAGATACCACGCCAGGTGGTGCTGCCTGTCTCCTGGTCGATCTGGTCTAAGATCTGAGAATCATTGACAGTATTAGCCACGTTCTCTATCCGAGGAGCCGGTCCCATGAACACGTTCTGCCGGAGCACACCACGGCTGATGGCCTGCTCTGCCATGATAAACCAGCCATTGCTTAGCGTCAGGTAGTCAGACACCACAGGAGCCAACCCAAGTGAGCCAATGTAATTGACTGCAGTGCGGTCGTCTGCTGCATCAAACTCAGCGTTTGTCAGCTGATAAGCCAGAGGCGCAAGCGCTGACCCAACAATCAGAACCGATGGACGCAGGCCAAGGCGCTGCCCATCGTGACCCTGCTGCTGTCGCATGGCAACAATCGCATCCTCCAACTCTTGGAAGCTGAGCGCTGCGCTTGCCGAGTTTGACTGTGCTGCCACGTTGGATGGGTGGTCAGTCGCACAGAGTGACTTGCCATCGCCCTTGAGGAAGTCAGCACTAAACGCATTGTTGAGGATGTTGTATGCGCTAGTGAGTAAGCGCCGCCGCGCAGAATCAGCAAAGCTGCTGACGTACTCAGCCATGAGACCAGGATTGGCCGCATCCATCTCACGCCGTACACGAGCAGAGAATGGCACGCGCAGGCCATGCGACTCATAGAGAAAGGTTTCGTTGTAGCCTTCCTCCATTGAGACAGCGTCAGCTGCTTGACCCTCGCTCATTGAGCGGAAGTCAGGAGCAGCGTGCAGCCCAGTCATTGACATTGGGCGTGGGCTCTGTGTCTGACGCAACCAGCGCAGATCCTCTTGTGACCCACCGTAAAACGAATCAAGGAATGCAGCCTCCTCCGCTGGGAGTAGGTTGCTCAGGTTTGCTACTATCGAAAAGCTCATTTTTTACCCCTTACGCCAGCGTTGCGTGGCCGCCAAAGACAACTTTGACACGGCTGTTGGCACCAATCTCATCAGCACCAGGCAGCGGATAGTGACCAAGGATGACAGCCACATCATTGGTGGCTCCGTTCTCGTCAACTTCCATGATTCCAGTGGTGCCCTCAAGGTCAACCGCTGTGCCAATCAAAGTAGCAGCGAACGTGCCAGAGCACTGCCCCTCAAATTCAGTGGCAAAATCATCATAGACTTGGATCTCATCGCCACCGCTGCCGCTCTCAGCAGCCACGCCAATGATTGCAGTGTGCGATGCAGCCACATATGGCAACACCTTGCCAGACGCGATTGCAAGCGCATCACCCTTGGTCACGGTGGTTGCTGCTGTTACCTCATACACATTGGTCCGTGCTGGGAATGACACAGGACGGAACCCATTCGGATTGTCGTAATTAGCCATTGGCCTTTACTCCTTATCACATAGTTATCGGGCTCCAATCCTGCCCACTGTGTCATCACTACCCAACAGATCCAGACCTAATCACTGTATGGGTCACCGCCCACATTGACGCTGACTTGCTCGCTGCGGTATTTGGTCTCATGTTGGATGCCCTGCCCTGCCTGGCGTGCAGCGTCCTCTGCTGCGCGCACACGCTGACCCACGTGCTTGGGTCGGTACATGTACACATGATGTGGCTTTTTGCCTGCCTGCAGCTCAACATCATGCTCACCATCAAGCACTTTCCAGCCCTGGCGCTTGGCTCGCTCCAGGCCCATGCGGTCATCAGCGTTGCCACAGTAAAACTCTGTGTCAGGGTTTTCACTGACTGTCTTGCCCACAAACGCAAACGGATCAACGCTATGGCTGACCAGACCAAGCACACGCTCAGTGTCTGTGTTTGCGTCCATGTCATAGCTTGCTGACAGGTAGTTGCTCGTCGCCTCTGCTCGCTTGTTCGTTCGCTTTGCTGGTTTCTTCATCTCTGTCATCGTGTCACCTTCCTATTTCTGCGCGCTGCCTTGATTTTGTTGACCACTGCCTGTGGAACATTTCGCTCCCATGCATCCACATCCTTGACGCCCACACCTGCAAGCATCAGCATCTGATCGTCATCCAGATATGATGCGCGCTCGCTCGCCTCAAAACCTGGCGTATTCCCGCCAGCTGCTGCCTTGAAAAGCTCTGTGTGATCTTTGCGCCAGGTACTCAATGCCTCTCTGCTCTCAGTAGTCAACGCACCAGACTCGTCAAGCTCAATGTCAGGCATCAGTGCCACATATGATTCCTTGAGCAGCCCTGGCACTGCAGCAAGCTTTGCATTGCGTTTGGCGAGCTCCAATGCGCGCGCTGCTGCAGCTGTGTGCTCAGCAAGCTGTGCCTGCAGCACTTCTGCCTGCTTTGCTGCCTGCTCTGCCAATGCTTTTGCCTCTGCATATCTGTCAGGGTCTACACCTTGACGCTGCTGTGGCGCTGCTGGCGTGGTCACTTGTATCACTTGGGGTTGCTGCTGTGGTGCTGGCTCTGCTGCTACTTGTGCAGCAGGCTGGGCAACCTGCTCAGCAGGCTGCTGTTGCTCATCTGACATTGGGTGTGCCTCCAGACATATGGGTCAGTCTGGCGCACTATACTCCACAAGCTATCTGTTGGCGAATTGGATTCCAGCGCTGATGAGTTGCAACATGATGCCAACCTCGCCATCACTTGGCTGCATCAGCACAAAGGCCTGGTCATATGGCTTGCCACGTGCTGTGCGCCGCCTGTACTGCAGCATTTCTGCCTTTGTACGGTTTCTGACGCTGACAACCTTGGCCTTGCCTGACTTGGTTTTCTTTGTCTTATGCAGACCCACTCTCTGTGACTTTCTGAATTTGACATCAATGACAAAGCTGTCAAAACCCATGGTTCCAGGCCTCACCTGGATGTCCATGTTTTTCCACATCTCACCTGTTAGGCTGGCACCTCGCCACGTCCTGCCACCATTCATCTTGCCCTTGAGCGCCCTATATCCACGCCAATATACAAGCGCTACATCACCGCCCTTGTATGGCTGGAATTGGTCCCACTCCGCCTTGCCATAGAATCGCGGGTCATAAGCACCAGTCCAGTACCAGCCTGTGCGCCTAGTGACCTGTGGCAGCTTCTGGCCTTTGTGGTCTTTGCCCTGCTTGTCAACCCTGTCACGCACCATGTTGGCGATGCGCAGCGCTGCGCGCGTGACTGCTGGTTTGAGCTTGTCATTTGCAAGCACCAGCTTGTCAAAGCCCCTGACAGTGTATTCAAACCGCCCATGTTCCTTGTCGTACCAAGCCACAGCGCACCTCCAAGCAGTTGCTCAGAGAGTCACTACCGGTGGACGTGACCAGGCACCAAACCTGTTGCGCTTGTAGACGTGTACAGGCATGGATCGCAAACGCTCAATGTGAGCCGCTGCCCACTCTGGGAATGCATCAAGCTCTGGCCGCTTGTGCTCATGGTTGCCAAATGTGCTGACAAAGCCACCACAGCCACAGTCACAGTCAGCAGGTGCCACAGCCACCAGCCTCCAGCTGTACGCGCCTGAGCCTGGCTTTGTCTCTGCCATTCTCTGCAGGTGCAGGCCACCAAGCTGGTCACGTGAGACCAGATACTCATGGTGGCCCAGGGGCTGACCTGGCCTTGATATCAGGCACACATTGCCCTGTTTGCGGTCTAGTGATGGTTCCCAGTGGTTCTGAATGGTGCATTGCATGTGCCAATGGTACACACCACCAGCACATGATGCAACTTACTCTTGCACATCCGCTGGCCGTGGTACACCTGCAGGACTGGTTGCAAGTGGCGTGGCGCCTGGAGCGTCAACACTATCGTCAACCATGCGCTCAGCCTCAGCTCGCTCAATGCCATCACGCCGCATGACCACATCAGCAGGTGTAGTGAGACCTGCGTTGATTTCCGCAATATTGGCCTGCACGCTCTGAAAGCGATCTTCAACCTGTGGGATAGGCGCAAATCGTATGCCCAGATGCAGGTCACCATACTCAACCCGAGTGGTTGACCAGCCCATCTGCACCGCGTGATCATTGATGACCTTGTGCCGCTTCCATGTGTCTCGAAGGTGCTTCCTGTAATGTGGCAGCACTGCTGTGCGCTTCAGATGTTTGTCAGCCTGGCGCTGCTTCATGGCTGCCAGGTTTCTCGTGCTGCCTCCTGGCGTCCATGTTTCTGGGTCGAGCGACGCAGACACCCCGCCAATCCGGAGCTCAAAATCAATATGCTGCTCAATGGCGCGCATGGTCTCTGTTGGTGGTGATAGCCAGTTGATGCTCATGTCAGGATCTGGCAAGCAAAGCACACGCCCTGGGCCAACTGATATCTCACCAGTGATCTCAGAATCCACGCCCTCACAGACCAGCATGCCATGAGCCTGATACCGCGCGCCATGCGCCAGGTCTGTCAAGCTCAGGCATAATCCGATGTGGCGCTGTATCCAATCCTCATTGGGTGGCAGCCACAGCTCACCCTGAACAGGCTCGTCAACGCTCCACATCGTGAATGGATACATGCCATAGCTGTTGGTCATGTCTGGGAAAAGCGGGTTGTCAATGACTCGCCCATTCTCCGTCATGTACATGCGCCAAGTTGGATCAATGTCGCCTTCACGTGTCCAATGAACAAAGGTGTCAACGTGGCCAGCCACCTGGTCAACCTCTCTGCTGGCCAGCAGGATACTGACTGACTCTGCCTGCTGTATGTCTGCTGTATCGTATCTGTTAGGCACAGCCCACACGTCATATGCAGGAACGCATGTCCACTTGATTGAGTCAGTTGCCCTGATGTACCTGGGCCACACAATAGCCTGACGCATGCACGTGACCCAGCGCTCAACCTTGGCCAGCTTGCTGTACAGGCCGCCATCATCAATGTCACGCTGCAGCTGCTCAGCCTGTGGGCCTGTGGTGATAGGCTCGCCATCACCGTTGTGCAGGTACAGTTCTGGCGGTCTGTGAAACGCCACAGCCAGCCTGTCACACATCGTGGCAATCCACGGAATGTATCTATAGCCTGCGTATCCACCAGCAGCCCACTGCTCAGCGCGCTCTGCACTGTACAACACGCGCGCAGCCTGGTGCACATAGTCACGATGCGCGCCATCAAGCAGGCTGTGCAGCGTGGCCAGCTTTTCACGTCTGTCAACATCGTGCATGAGTTGCACGCGTTGCAGCGACCTGCGCACTGCCTCTGGAACCTTGGAATCAAACAGGCCCAGATTGGGCTGCGCTGTGTATCGTCTAATGTAGTCAAGCATGGTGTCTCCTCACTACCTTTGAGCGTCTGGCCGCGCTCTGCCCTGCACCTTTTCTCTGAATGTCATAAACCTGTAATGGTAGCCAATATAATAGCGCAAGGCATCCACAGCATGAGATGACCAGGCCTCTTGGTTGACCTTGTTGCTGACTGCCTCTCTGCCATCAATCATGCGCTTTTTATAGCTGTATGACTGCAGGCTCCTGAA